ACCATCGAAGCACTTAGTCACGGAGATGTATCAGCCTTAGTCGCACAGGGTATGCAAGAGCATAAAACAGGATTCGATGCATTCACTGCAACGATAAAAAAGATACTCACAGGAGCGGCAGTATTACTTGGTGGATACCTACTAATCCCAATCTTTGTGGCTAAACGAACTGCTCGTCAATGCTCACAAACAGAAGCAATTAAACACGCCACTCGTCCTCCCTTCCCCGTCCGTCCCTCCGACCACAAATGAAAAACTTTAAATTACTCGCACAGCAATTTTCAACACTCTCCGCTAAAGCAAAAATGGTAACCATATTTGTCGGACTAGTCGTAGGTATAATCGTTTTAGACTGCTTATTCTAATGGACCGCACCGCACTAGCTGGATTCGGGGGATCGCTTGCCAGTATCAGCGGTTCATACCATGAGCTTATCGGTATCATTGCCGGGGCTATGACAATCATTTACATGGCGGTAAAGATTTACCAGGAGGTAAAAAAGAAGTGAGCCGCTATCGTTCATATGGGAAACTTGATGATCCATTCGTTACCGAGGGGGACACCTTCTTTCTGCGAATGAATGCCCGACTGCGGCCTAATCAGCTAAAGCCTGGTGAGGTAGCATTGTCGAAAAATGGACGAATGAATAAAGATGGAACTTGGCAGACTCGAAAAGGTTTGTCGACCCTGTTTGGCTCAATCACTTCGGGTGCAAATTCAATTCGATTGCCTTACATCATTTTATCGGCTCAGAGGCAGAGTAATGTGGTCACAGTAGTTTTAAGCACCACTCCATCCCTCTCTTTCATACCTGGTGATTCTTTTCACATTGATGACCTTGATGCTTCAGTAGATGGAACTCGCACTTTAGCCTCTGTCAATTTTACGACTAAGACTCTTACCTTTGCAAATAGCGGATCTGATACCACTTTTACCATTAACGGCGAGAATGTCGGGAACACCTCAGTCGTATCTGCTGGCACATCAATCAGTACAACTTTAAACTTCACCCTTAACGATAACGGGGTAAACGAAGTATTCGGCTCGGCAGTCTTTTCGGATGCCACATCGAATAATGACGATTATATTTTTACGGCCACTGATACCACTTGCATAATCTTTCGGCTAAAAGATTCTGCACTTTTTAAGTGTCGGTATGTGTCGGGCGGGGAGTCTGTCGATGGACCGGTTCAGATGACTCAGGGACTTGGTAAGATGTTTATCTTTCGTACAAATCAGACAACCCTCGAGGCTAGTCCCGAGGTTCAGCGAGTGGATATAAGCTCCGCCTCGCAAAGTGGTCAAACGATAACGGTAAACGCCACGGCACATGGCCGCTCGGCTAATGATTATGTTACTTTAACTGGTCTAGGAAATTGGACCAATAACCCAAATGACTGCTATCAGATCGAAACTGCATCGACAAACCAGTTCACCGTCAAAATGGCAACTAGCCAAACTACAACATTTAATGTTTCGGGGGCACAGGTTGAATATTTCTTGGACTTTAGCAAAGTTCCAAATGGTACTTACACCGCACCGCTTTATCTTACTGATACCACAACAGTGGCACAGGATGGAGTCGTAACGATGGATATCACTTCTCATGGCCTATCCGCTGGGGATAACTTAACTATTCAGTCCGGCACAAGCCCGTTCGATTTATTTGCCGACCAAAAAGTCAGAGTTACGGGAGCGCCAACAGCCAATCAATTTACTTTTAATTTAGAAGTCGCTAATGTCTCTATCGGAGATTCAAAAACTCTGACAGTCAATAAACCCCTTGCAGTTGGGAAAGGCTATATCCATCAACCCGCCGCACCTTGGGGAGTGGTTCACGAACGGAGACTATGGATGCCTTACTGGTACACTTCGGATGTCACTCCAACAGACCGAGGGATACGGGATGAGATAGTAAGTTCTGACATCATGGATTTTGATACAGTGGATGTGATTGGAAATCAGTTCAGACCATCCGCCGGACAAAGCGATTACCTCGTTCAACTCACTCCTTTCACTAAAGATTCGCTCGTAGTATTTAATCGAAAATCGATCCACCTAATGACAGGGATAAGTGGATCTCTTGCCGATGTTTCGACCAATGTCGTAACGACAGAAATTGGATGCTCGGCAAGAAAGACTGTCGTCCAGGTGGCAAATCAGATATTTTTTCTTTCAGATCGTGGCATATTTTCAATTCAATTTCTTGATGAGTATAATTTGCGGGGAACAGGCACACCAATTTCCGAAACCATTCAGCCTTTCATAGACAGGATTAATCAAAACTATGTTCATTTAAGCTGTGCAGTTTACTTCGACAATAGGCTATGGTTTGCAGTCCCATTAGATACTGTGCCAGGTGCTGGCAACGCAACTAAACTAAATACTATACTTATATATTCGCTGATTAATGGAGGCTTTGAAAGCATCGACACCGTAAACTCCACCGAGTTTGCAATTCGTGAATTAATCGTGGCACGGGAAGGCTCACAGAATGCACTTTACCTTACAACCGAAGAGGGGGGCATTCACAAAGTCGATGGAGCGGAGGGCGGGGATGTGGTATCGCTGACTGCCGGTCAGGCGGTTCCCGAAACAATAGCAGTAGTATCCCAATGCACCACTCGCCAATATGATGCGGATATTGCAGACAGGAAAATGTTCGCCCGATCCGAGCTACATATTAAAAGCTCAGACGAGGGGTTATCCGATGGTGATATCAGTTACATAACTGAAGATCCCGACTCCACAACCTCGGCCACATCCATATCCACTTTACTAGGTTCGACATTACCGGCAAGCGAAGATTCCTCCATCCGACTCGGAGTAAGAAAAAGAGGATTCGGAATACAGACAGACTTTAAGCCAACAGCGGGCAGACCATTTTTAAGGGCAGTTAAGATAGATGCCCGAGTAACAGACAGAAGCACGACATCTATTTCATAGGAGAAACATTATGGCAGTATTAAGCACAGGACAAAGTTTTAGCAGTGGTGACCAGGTAACCGCTCAAAAATTAAACGACATAATCGGTCAGGCAACTTTCACCTCGGCGGCAGATACGACTGATAATTCGACCCTTACTTTAGGTTCGAGTAAACTAAAAGTAAAAGATGCCGGAATCACAGCGACACAGCTTGCCACGGATTCGGTCATCACCGACAAGATTCAGGACGGAGCGGTAACAGCCGCAAAGCTCGATGCGGGTGCAGTTAGTGTCCTTATGCCGAGCGGTTCGCTCATGCCATACGCTGGTTCATCTGCTCCGACTGGTTACCTCCTCTGCGATGGTGCGGCAATTTCAAGGACAACTTATTCAGCTCTGTTTGGTTTAGTAGGTACGACCTACGGATCGGGCGATGATTCATCGACTTTTAATATCCCCGATCTTCGAGGGCGAGTTATAGCTGGACAGGATGATATGGGCGGAGTATCTGCCAATCGATTAACCGGTTTGTCGGGCGGAGTCGATGGAGATGTTTTAGGCGGCACAGGGGGTGCTGAAACGCATACTCTAACTACTTCAGAATTGCCGGCTCACGATCACAATTTGCCCGTTGATATCGGCGGAGCGTTAAACATACAGAGTTTGACTTCAACGGGAGGCTCAGATCAAGGGTACGACGGCTCGGTCGATTCCACCTCGACCGGCGGAGGCCTAGCGCACAACAATGTCCAGCCCACCATCATTTTAAATTACATAATAAAGACTTAAAGATATGAATATTTGGGATTTTGTACCACTTTACACAGACTACGATGACTATGGCCTACTTGAGCGAATTGCTCGGGGCGGAGCGGCAAAGTCATGGACAGATGACCAAGGAAGATCAGTAACTTCGGATGGGATTCTCTTTACTTCCAAATCTGTAAAAGACCAGGGATTCGATGAGGCCATGAGGCAATATGATTCTGAAAACCAAGAAAACGAAGAGTTAGCTATGATTAACCCAGCCGAGAAAGAAATACTTAAAATGTCCGGAGCCAGCGGGCAAATGACAAAGTCGGGTATAAAATCCTACGCACCCGAAGATCCGCTCAAACAGGCGGCAACTCTCCTTAATATGGCCGCCCCACAGGGTGAGGGCTTGGCATACATTAACGAGGATGAGGCTGAGATGCTCAGAGATGCCGGCGGTGCGGGTGAGCCAGTAAACAGTTCAGGTGTCCCGTCATTCTTTCTTAATAAATTGTTTGGCGGAGGTAAAAAACCGCCCCCCTTACCCCAATTTAATGTCGGCAAATCTGCCCGAGATTATGTCGGTGCAATGGCAGACTCAGGACTTCAGGACCAATTACTTCGAGTCCGCCAGCAGTACGATCCACAATACCAGGATTTACAGATGAACCTCGCCCAGCGAGCCGCTGATCCATTGGCAAGTTTGGCTGAGACATCTGCCCTCCGGGGACAGGACTTTGGGGCTAGACTGGCGGAAAGACAGGCTGGATCGGACATCAGCATGATGAACCGATTTGGAGCGGACATGAACCAGGCTTATCGGGCATCCGACCCGCTCATGCAAGACCGTACCCGTCAGGCTAATCAGTTAGCCGATCAGGCATTCAATGAGGCACAAATGACTGACCTATCGCCTGAAATGAGACGGCGAGCCACTCAGTCCGCTCGTGAAGGATTAGTCGCACGGGGCAGAGAGATGGATAATGCGGGGATTGCCGCTGAGGCGATGAGTCGGGAAGATTATTTGAGGGACATTATAGGCGAAAATCGAGACAATGCGATGAAGTTTGGCGGGTATGCAATGCGAGGTAACCAGGCAACCTCAGTCGATCCATTGGCTATGCTCAGAGGGGGACAGAACTTCGCCCAGCAAGGGTTTAACGAAAGATCCGCTCTTTTCGGAATCCCACAGGAATCGGTAACAAGAATTAATCCCGATGCTGGAGTAAATATCGGTATGCAAAAATATGCAAACGATGCGAATTACTTAGCGAATACATATGCCGCTCGGGAAAAGGCGGCCGGTTCGGCGGCTGGTGGATTACTAAGTGGATTGGGTTCATTAGCTGGAGGAATGTTCGGAGGCGGTTAGCTGGGACAATCTAATATTAGGCAGAATCAAAATTTTGGCGGGGGAACACAAACATATCGAGGTGACAGTGGAAACACTATGCTGACGGGCGGATACAAACTATTTTAATATTATGGCAATTGGAGATACAGTTCAGGCGGGTTTAATGAGGGTAGACTCCTCGCCCATTCTTTTAGCGGGTCAGGCACAGGCTCAAGCGAACCAAGCATTCGGTAATGCAGTGGGCGGTGTAGTCGAAAAGTTTTATCAGAAAAAGAAGGATAAACAGGAAAGAGAACAAAGGGAGCGGGCTTATCGTGAGGCAGGCCTTAATGCTGAAGAGGCAAAGGCGGCAAGTGGTGATAAAGAACTTGGAAGCCTTCTCATCAATAAGATGAATGCTGATCGGAACTTTTTAATTGAGCAAGAAAAAGCAAAAAGAGCGGCTGATTTATTTAATTTTCAGAAGCAAAATTATGAAAACAGATTTGAGGAAAGGGAACGGCTTTTAGAAGAGGCGGAGGAGAACGAGTTAGCAGACAACCAGTTCATTGCTAAAATAGTGGGTTCAAGTTCAGTACCAACAGGTCAACTGAATGAAGCCGGTCAGGACGAGCTTGAAAGAGGTTCACTATTTATAGCCCCAACTAAAGAGGCAGTGTCAGATTTCAAGGATACATTATTGAGAGATCCAAGTACGCAAACAAAAGTGCCAATGATGGATTTAGAGGGTAATCAGTTTATTCGACAGTTTAGTGAAGATAGCCCCGAAGTTCAGCGCAGAGCATTGAATTTCATGCAAGCTAGGCAGAAGGATGCTCCATCTATGTCTAGGCTTGTAACTATACAAGACGGAAAGGGCGGGTTTGAGCAAGTCGGACTCAATAGTGCTGGTGATCCGATAAGGAGCTATGGCCCACCTAAACCTTCGGGGATGTACCCTACTCCCGAAGAGGCACGAAAACAAAAAATCTTAATTGGTAGAACTGAGGATGCGATGGAATCTGTTAAATCTTATGTCGAGGGTTCAAGTCTTGCAATTAAACAAGCGGAACAAGCAAACTTGGCTTTAAAAAACATTCCTGACACAACTGGCGGTATAACATCATTTTTTAATGATATGAAAGTCTTAGCGGAATCCGTAGGGATTGATTTACCTGAGGATTACACAAAAGACATGAAGGACATTGGTCTCTTTAGGCAACTTACAGGTCAGTTCTTATTTAATGCGATGTCTAAAACTAAAGGATCAATTACTGAGAATGAAATGCGTCTATTCAGACAGATATCACCTGATATTGATAATTCTAAGGCCGCCAATGAGGCTATGCTTGGACTATATGTAAAAGCTGGAGAAAGGGCTAAAGGAAGAAGAGATCTTATCAGAGGACTACAGGAAAAAGATGTAGACCCTAGAGAAATCGAAAGAGCTATTGAAAAGTTTGATGAAGAAAATTCATTAATGGAAGATATTGAGGCACTAGCACCTCAATCAGAACAGCAAACTTTTAGGATAGGCCAAAAACAGGTAGAAGGCGAAGTGGTAGGCAAGAAACCCGATGGTTCACTAATAGTAAAAACCAAAGACGGACAATTTTTCATAAAACCCGCCCAATAATGGACGAGCAAACTCTTAGCCTTATCCCCGCAACCGAGGAGGATTTGCAGTATTTAAATCCCGAGCCTCAATCTCCTGGCTTAGTGCCGGCAACCAAGGAGGATCTTCAGTATATTACTCCTGAAATCCGAGAGCCTACGATGCAAGAAATGACATCGGACTTTGAGACATTTAAAATGTTCAGAAAAGCCGGTGCATTTGATTCGGGCAAGACAGCAACGGAAATGGTTACCGAGGGAGTTTCGGGGATGGCATCAGACTTAGGTCACTGGGCAAAGACATTGCCAATGCGATTAGCCTCAAATTTTGCAGATGACCAGTATTCATTTAATCGCAAAGCAAAAGCAAAGGCAAAAGCGACCACCTTGCAGACTCTTGGAAACCTAGAATTGGATTACAAATCAATCGGGGCGGGTATATCCCGTGGAATTGATAAAGTCTTCGGCGATGCAGAGACAGAAGAGGATCTCCGTTCATCGTATGAATTTTTTAAGACTCAGGCAGACCTTGAGCAACAACGCCAGGGTAAGGCCGCTGAAATGGTAACCGAAGGGTTTCTTGGTATGTCTCCTGAGTTTTTAACTCTAGGTATGCCCGAAGAGCAAAGGGAGTTAATTCGTAGCCAACAGGTGATGCCCGACATGAAAGCGGCAAGGGGAGGGACACTTCCAGCCGATCCTTTAAACTTTGTACCTCTTGGGGCGGCTGTCAATGTAGCAAAGGGTACGGGTCGAGCTACCCTAAAAGGTGCTGAAAAAGTTTTAATCAATGAGACTCTGCAACTTGCCAAACTTAAAGATGACATGACTAAGGCGTTGTCAAGGGTAGGGGATAACACTATCAAGAGTCGCAGACTGGCGATTAAGCAAGCACCCGTAAAAGCGAGACTAGAAAAAGGTTTAGCCGAAGTAACCGAGAAGATTGCTGAAAACCAAGCGAAACTAAAACCACTTGCGGCCAAGCGGGATATGGCACTTACAAAACTTGCCTCTGACTTGCCGGTTGGTAACCCCCTAAAAGATTTCCTTAATGATGCTCTGAAAGAAGTTCCAATTAAACAACCTCTTAACCTTACCAATAAAGTGGGAGGGGCTGGGCTTATCTTAGTCGGAAAACCAATAGAATATTTAGGTAATGCTTTACAGTTTATAAAGACACTCCCACAAGAAACCGCCATAAATATGCTAATGAAGGCGGGCGATAAATTTGGTATGGAAGTGACCGAGCAAAATGCAAAATTACTAATAAAAAGCGGAGTAATGGGCGGAGTGGGCTATGGCGGATATTCTCTTACTGGGGAGTTTACCGATAGTGAACTTGGAAAACTAGGCGGTGCAGTAGGTGCATTACTCGGACCACAATTCCTCGCTCGATTTGGAAGAAATACAGCAATCCTTGGGCGGGAAACCATGAAGCCGGCAAGCGATTTACCATTCTTTACTAGACTCGCATCAAAAGATGCCGAGAAGATGACTACCCAGCTAATCGACAGAACTGCATTTGTACCAATTGAATCAGTTGCCCGACAAGTAACAGGGGCGGCAGAAGGTAAGGTATTAAGTAGAATGTTCGGCCGTCAAGCATTCGGCAATATGTCACCAGGTGGACAGGCGGCAGTAAACTTTTTAGACCGATCAGGATTAGGTCGCTATGTCGAATCCACCGGCAGAATGGCA